GACTTCGGAGGTGTTCCGCCCTCTGCCAAGAGCAAGGGTTTTGAGTTACCGAAATAATTTCGGGTAACGCAAGACATACCTTGCTATTTGCACTGACGCAAATAAATCCGTTCCGAAGAATGATACTTTATTCTCTCGAAATGTATGTTTTCAAAGCCATGAAATACCGACTTATCGCTTGCTGCAAAGTTAATACCTCTTGTATCCAAAGCCATTAGCTGAGACGAAGCCACAACCAACCAAATCGAAGCCACAAGTACGCACTAAAGGAAATCACGCTGATTACAGCATCTCCGAGCCATATATTTGCACTGTCGAATATGTCGGTGGAGGGATGCGTCTTCGATAATATCACGTTTCGATGAGCGATATGAGCGAGGGTGTATATCAAAGAACATGTCCTTGATTCTTTCACTTGAACGTGGGAATGTGCGAAAGCAGATACAATCGAATGATTGTATTGATGGACATCAATGAACATCTCCACTGAAAGGGTATGAACGAAAGGATGTAGCCCTGCTGGTACAAGTCGACTGTTGGGCATATCTTCGATAGCGGACGTATTCATCTTCATCGGTAAATATACCGACAACGAAATGAACAGTGAATTGTATAACAATAAAAGTAAGTATGACAGAAAAACAAAACGGTAAGGTAGATCCCGTTGCCATCCGAGAACTTATTTCACAGGGTATTCCCATGAAAAGAAAAGAGAGCGAGATAAAACGCTCTCAATCAGAAGAGCAGTGTACTGAATCGGAACGTCCCAATGACGAACCAATGTCAAAGGATTTTTCAAAAGCCCCAAGAAGAGAAAGGCGAAAGGCTGACAAAGGTGATTATGAGTCACTTTTCATCTGTCGCAACACTTTGAAAAATCGCAAGACCATCTATATTGCCAAAGAGTTGCAAGACACGTTGGCGGAGATAGTCATGTCGATGAGAAACAGAGATATGACCATCGGCATCTATGTGGAGAACATCATCCTCCACCACCTTGAGACCTACAAAGATGAAATCAACAGATTGGCTGAGATGAAATTTAAGAAGCTATTGTAAATCGCCTTTCGCCAACATCCTGCTACTCTTCAATAATGACCAATCGGATGTTTTGATTTTATGCGGATTCCAGAGAAGAGGGAGTTGAGTTTCCATTTTTCTTTTTCTCTGTCCTCGCGTTATCAACATTTTTATGCGTTTTTCCATCGGGTTGGTCGTTTTCGTTTCGAGGCAACAAAGAGGTAGGGGGCAAGGACAACAAGGTTTAGGGCAAGAATACTACCTGTAATGAAATGGAAGTGTGGAGATTGTTGCCCTAACGGCTTGCCGCTTGACCTTCTTGCCCGCAGTACGCCGGAACTACCTTCGCCGAAGAAGACAGAACGAATCATCCGACGCGAAAATATTGAATCTAATCCAAATGTCACAATAACCAAACGTAATCACCTATAATTCATTTGATTGCGCCTGTTTTATTTGTGATCTACAAATATTTTGATTTTTCTGATTTAATCTTTCTAATTTGCTTGTTTTTCTATGTTTTTTGCTTTATATTTGATTAGGGGGGTAATACGCCACTTTGTTGTTAAAGTAACAAAAATATGATATAAATGAGTCCTATATTTCGGCCTTCTCGTTTCTCTCAGATAGAATGCATTTGACAATCATACTATTATGTCAACATCCCTCAAATTTCCGCACAAATATCCTCGAAAATAATTTTCAAAGAGAAACTTGAACTAATGTTGAGAAACACCATAGATGGCAGAGAAAAAATGAGAAGCAGGATTCATAAATAAGACTCTATAATAAAGAAAGCATAAGTAGATAGAATTTAAAGCAAAAAAGAGACACAAGAAGTTGTTTCATTAAAAAAGCGAGGCATACAAGCATTGATTGTATGCCCTATATTTTTTTATATTCAATTAAATAAAACAAAAATATCCACAGAAATAGCAGTTCTTTCTGCAATTTATACAGAGCAAATCCGACATAAAATGCTGCAAATAAAAAAACAAACACTACGAAGTCTTATGTTGTCTGTATTCAAAACACTACTTATCGCAATCATTGTTTTTTACTTTCATACAATATCTTCTTTGTTTTCGCAATATTGCAGAAATACTTACTCACCTCAAAAGGGTTGCCCATAGAACTTTCATTCGAGTTTCTAACCATACAAACAGAACAATAATCTTTCTGAGTACATGATTTGCATTCTTGAATATCCTTGCGTCGTATTGAACGCAGTTCTTTAATTTCTTCTGACTTAAACCAGATATTCTTAAGAGTGTCCTGATGTAGATTTCCTACAATTCTATCGGACCATCCCACACAAGGGTAGACATCTCCTTGAGAACTAATACAGATAGAGGAATTGCAAACACTACAAATATAATCGTCGGCAGATTTCTTTTTATTATCTGCGATTTCTTTTTCAATATCTTCCATATAAGAAGAATCGTTGGTCATCTTATCTGCAATGAATTCGTATAGTTCAGCGTCTGATAGTCTACAGTTTAGATTATCCTTATTATGATTGTATTTGGCAATAATGGAATAATCGAAGCCTACAGGAATATTATGCTCAAACGCCCACTGTTGGACGCTTTTATAACTATCATAATTGGCCTTCATAATAGGACAGCTTAACTGTACGGGGATACCATTCTCTATTAGTTTAAGAACAGAACTACAGGTTTTCTTCAGACTATTTTTATGCATAGTAATCCCATCATGAATCTCTGGTCTCATGGAGTATATGGAAGTTTGAACGCTAAGTAAGGGATTCTTTTTCATTTCCTTTACCATATTCTCGTCAAGTAATGTGAGGTTAGAAAGAATATTGACAGACATGTCGCATTCTCTACACTTCTTTACAAAATCAATAAAGTGTGGATGTAGCATTGGCTCTCCACCACTTATTGTAATGTGAAGTAACTTCATCTCTTGGGCTTGGTCAAGAATGCTATAAAAGAATCTGTCATCCATCAATTCTGTTTTTAGCTCATGAGGTATATAACAATGAATACATCTTTCATTACACTCACTAACAACCTCCACATGAATACTGGTTGGAAAAGGAGATTCTCCAAAACGTTTGCTCAAAAACTCTTGAGTTTCGATCAACTCATATTCTCCTTTGTTTAGATTTTGAGAAATGATCCCATTTACTACCCGAATATGAGAAACATTATGCTTATTACATTCTTGTAGAGATTCGCCTTTTATCACAAATCCTTTTAAGTTTAGCAAATCAAGAAATTCAACAATATCTTTCTGTAAGTCGTATCCTTCTTCAATTTCAAAAAGCAAAGAAGCCCTATCCATAATTTCTTTGAGAGAAAGAGGGCGTTTTTCGAGACAAGATAGAATATCTGCACCTGTCTCTGAAACAATTTGATCACCGAGAATAAAATTAGTACCTGTGAAATTATAGCCAAAATTTCGATTATCCGTTATATACCCAAAGTCTCCGTAATTACGGAAAAGTACAAGAGGATTAATTTTATAGTATGCCATAAGAAGTAATTGAACATATCAGACGGAGTCTCAACGATTCCATCTGATATGTAAATTTAGCGATGACCTCCAGGTCCAGGAGGATTACAAGGTCTACCGCAAGGTCTGCTATTAGGACGGCAATCTGCCATTTTTACAGAACCTTGGGCCATCAACATCGGTTTTTTGAATTTCTTCATACTTTATCCGTTTTTGGGCCATAATGGCCAATTAATACTAGTCTTCTTGCAAAGACGTTAATAACATATCCCATACCTAGTGTCTCAGTAATAGAATAGGAACAATATTTTATTTAGTGCAAAAATCATGCCAAGTCAACATCTTGCTAGTCTTGGCGTCAAAATGGCAGCATCAAATTCCAGATGGTCACAACAAAAATGGAGAAAGTTTCGTTTTTCTCAGTAGATAATATTACCTTTGCCGTATTCAAAAGCGATTCTTTGAAAATGCAAAATAAGGAAGAATATAGAGTATTACTGGTTTCCTTATCGTTACCGACTCTTCTTTTTCATTATTTCAATCCGTTGAAATATAGTTACTTGTAAATTAAGCAATGTTTAGCCATGTGGAAAGTCAGATTCTTTTTAATGCCACAAATATCTGCAATTTCCTTCAGATATGAATTGGTTCGCTGATTGGTTAGCATTGGGAAGAGTTTACCATCACGATAGGTCTTGCCACTATACTTTTCAATGATATTCTTCGGAATATCCAATAAAAGAACATTTGTTGCAACACTCGTCTTTTGTCGTTTTGTCATTATCCATTGTTTGTCATCAAGGGTAACAATGTTCTCGGGAGTAAGGTTAGCCACATCAATGTACGCCAATCCTGTGAAGCACGAGAATACGAATAAATCGCGAACTAATTCCAAACGCTGTATGCCCAGATCTTTATTGGCAATCTTCAAAATTTCTTCATCTGTCAAGAAACCACGATTGACCGGCTCAAGGTGAAAACGATGATTAAGAAAAGGATCATGATGGATGACGCCCATTTTTCTTCCTAAAATCGTAATTGTCTTGAAAGTCTTCATTGTCTTGGTAGCTGTATTCGGGTTCTGACCAACTACTGTGCGAAGATAAATATCAAAGTCGTGTATGATAATATAGGTGAGTTCAGACAAGCGTATGTCCGAACGTTTGTACTTATCCTGCAAGAAAGTCGTGAAGTGACGTTTGCAAACATTATATTTCTGAAAAGTGGCGGCACTTACAGATATGCCAACTTGCTTGGCAATATCTTTGTTGTGTTTATCGAAGAGTGTCATCATCGTTTCTATCTCTTCTTTCTTGCCGAGATACTCTGACTTGATACGTTCCAAAGAAATGGCATCTGTCATTTCCAACTTTTTGAAGATAGTCTGCAATCCGCTTTGGATGTTATCCAACTCGAGATTAGTAGAAAGAGCCTCTGTAGTCCTTCCCCTCAGCCGTTCTTTTTCACTATCCCATTGCGACTGCTGAACGGCAATACCTGTTGAGCCAATGGAAAGTCGTTCATTGTTGAGATAGATTCTCAACATCACGGGTGTTTTACCCTCCTTGTTCACATAGTTGCTTCTTAAATAGAAGACTGCTCTGAAAATGGTTTTCATTTGCGCTGCTGTTGTTTAATTGTAGCCATGGCAAGGAAAGTTGTAGCCAAAATTCAATAATTGTAGCCAGCTTCTAATAGAATTGTAGCCAAAAGATTGAATTATTAGCGAGATAAACTTCTGTAACCACGCTGCAAAGTTCGACATATTTATTTGAATAACAGCAATTTGCGTGTACTCTATGCGTACTCTGTACGAACTCTTGGCTACAATTTTTATTTTGCTTCCAAAAATGTAGCCAGATTGTAGCCATTGTAGAGTATCTAGGGAGTATTTACCCCCTCTGTACGTACTCTGAGAAGAAGAATGTATATAAAAGAAAAGTATCATAACTACTTGTAGCTATGATACTTACATTTTTGTTAGGATTTCTCTGTTGGTCTGTTCAGAGTACCTAAAGCGGAGAGAGAGGTTTGTGAACCAACCTCTCCTATATCATTGTATTTTAGTCCGATACCAATTCTAACAATCAGTTGTGTAGCATTTTTGTAGCAGTATTTTGACTGCCTTTTGACTACTCTTCTGACTACCGATTGAAAGCACACTCGCTCTCTTTTGGTGGGTACGAAGGTATAGAAAAACGGACGAACCGCCAAACGTTTGAGCCTTAAATATTTATATTTTTTTCTGCTACATATCCCAGTGCACGGTGCAAGCCCTTATATATAAGGGGACTTGCACCGTGCACTGGAGTCCTATGGGCGAGGCAGATTTATGTCAGTTTTTACTCTTGCTTCTAAAATCTCTACGTTATATTAAGCAGCACTCGTATGCATCGCTACTTATTTTCAACCTTGCACCAAATGCAAGACGGATTGTATAGAGTGCAAACATTTGTGTGTAGCGGGTTGCTCTTGCGGCGGTGTCCTAATAACTTTACAGTTATGAATAAATTGCTAAAAATACTGAGATCAGCAAGAGAAGAAAAAGGGTTCTCGCAAGAGTATCTGTCTTATCAACTGGATGTTAGCTCCAGTACTATCTCTCGTTGGGAGATGGGCAAAACAGAGATGACCATACAACAGATAGAGCGTTACGCCACTGCTATAGAGGTCAATCTGCCACACCTATTTGCATCCCTTGCAAATGAAGACTCCCCTCCTTCTCCATTAGCAGAGATTCATGTTCTCGTGTTCTCCAAGGAAGCCTTTGACAAAATTGCAGAGATAATCTGTTCATTAGGATTTGAGAATGCGACCATGACAACCAAACGATTATGACTATGGAAATAATTGCAATGGAAAGCCAAGCCTATCAGGATTTGATAGACAGGCTCAATCGTATTGAGCAGTATGTGGCACGAACCTCTCATCTGATTCAAGACATAGATGATGAGCTAGAAATGACCACAAAAGACCTCGTTGAAACCTTGAATGTTTCAGAGTCCACCCTATACCGTTGGCGGAAGAAACAACTTATACGCTATCGTTACACCGAAGGCGGCGATGTCCGTTACTTCTTCAAATCCCTTGTAATCGCCACAAAGTGTAATAGGCTCCGCATTTCAGGGATGAGAAGTGATGAGGTTCTTGGACGACTCAATCGTTTCAAAGACAATCTTATCATGAGTTCCTGCGTCAATACTAAAAACCGATAACTATGATAGAAAAGGAACAAATCTTACTGCTTACCCAAGGAGGCTTGAATGTATTCTCTCACTTCTTGGGTTTTGAGGTGAATTTGCACCGAAACTTCCGCAGTCCATTCTATGAAGACAGACGTGCTTCCTGCCACATCTATTATGACAGGAAAAGTTCTTCCTACAAGTTTTACGACCATGGCGATACCGCTTACTCCGGGGACTGCTTTTGGTTTGTGGCTACCTTACGAGGCTTAAACCTAAAAACAGACTTCCCTGAAGTGTTGCAAACCATTGTAGAGGAACTTAGGCTTCACTCTCTGTATGATGATGGAAAGCGAACTGCTTGTTCTTCTTTCCGTGTTGAGCCACCAGCCCAACCAAAGCCAAGGAAAGATGCTCCTTCCAAAGAGGAAGAGCGTCCGTATGATTTTGAGATATTGCCATTTGATGATGCCTTGCTGAACTATTGGGCTCATTATGGTATTGACGAGGATACACTCCGTCTTTTCCGAGTACGAAGTCTTAAACGCTACGAGAGTGTTTCGGCAGAAGGCAAGAAATTTGAAATCTTCAGTTCTCCCACCGATCCGATATTTGCCTATCTCGGGAACGGCTATGTGAAGATATACCGCCCACACAGCACCAAGGTTCGCTTCCTTTACGGCGGACGTATGCCTGCCACCTATTGCTTTGGTATGGAGCAGATACCGTCCAAAGGGGATATCCTTTTCATTACCGGAGGCGAAAAAGATGTCCTCTCCTTGCATGCACATGGCTTCAATGCTATCTGTTTTAACAGTGAAACAGCACAGATACCCGAAAGTATCATTGAAAGCCTGCAACTCCGCTTCCGTCACATCATATTATTGTACGATGCTGATGATACGGGTGTTCGGGAAGCTCGCCGACAAGTGGAACATTTGGAAAAATACAAGGTATTGAACCTCTCCCTGCCACTAAGCGGCACAAAGAGTGAAAAGGACATCTCGGACTTCTTCGCTTTAGGAAATGGAGCAAATGACCTGAAAGATTTGCTTGCCAAGATGTTCTCCGACATGTACAGTCAAACGATGATGATGCTTCGCTCGTGTGAGATAGATTATGACAATCCTCCTGATGCTTCAAAATCGGTTGTGGCAGTCAATGGCGTTCCTCTTGGAACGCAGGATAACCTCTTTTGCATCACTGGAGGCGAGGGGACGGGAAAAAGCAATTACATTTCCGCAATCCTCTCCGGCACGTTAAGAGAGGAGAGGCTGTCTGCTGAACAAACCTTGGGATTGGAGATTACTGCCAATCCCAACGGCTTAGCCGTCCTGCATTACGATACAGAGCAATCGGAGGCGCAATTACACAAGAACTTGGGACGGACACTTCGCCGTGCTTCACTTACGGCAGTCCCCGAGTTTTACCACTCTCTGTATCTGGCGTCACTTTCCCGAAAAGACCGACTCCGGCTTATCCGTAAAAGTATGGACTTGTTCCATCATAAGCATGGAGGAATTCACCTGATGATCATTGACGGAATAGCAGACTTGATACGCTCGGCCAACGATGAAAGCGAAAGCATAGCCATCGTGGATGAGATGTACCGCTTGGCAGGCATCTATAACACCTGCATTATCTGTGTATTGCATTTTGTCCCGAATGGGATTAAACTCCGTGGACATATTGGCTCAGAGTTGCAACGCAAGGCTGCGGGAATACTCTCGATAGAAACGGATGACAATCCCGAATACTCTGTTGTCAAGGCAATAAAGGTACGTGACGGCAGCCCTCTCGATGTGCCGATGATGCTTTTCGGCTGGGATAAGGAGGCAGACATGCACGTCTATCGTGGCGAAAAGTCGAAAGAAGACAAGGAGAAACGAAAGACCGATGAACTGATTGCCGTTGTCAAGGAAGCGTTCCGAAACAAAATTAAACTCTCGTACCAAGAACTTTGTGGAGTTTTGATGCGAGAAATGGAAATCAAGGATCGCACGGCAAAGAAGTACATCGCCTATATGAAAGAACAACGTATCTTGGCACAAGATACCAATGGTAACTACCAAAAAGGGGAACTATGCCATACTTAGACTTTAATCCTGACGATGTCTGGCAGAAACATCTGTTTGAGCGTCTGATGTGTGTGGAGGAGAAACTTGATCAAATGCTTGTTTTACAGGAACAAGTGATAAACACCTCTGTTCGACCTCCATTGAAGCCTGAATACTTGGACATCATAGATGTTTCTAAAATCCTAAAGGTGGAGCAGAAGACCATTTACAACTGGGTTTGGGCAGGGAAGATTCCCTATCTCAAAGCCAACGGACGCTTGCTGTTTCTGCGTGAAGAGATTGATGAGATGCTGCGAAAACGTGATGAATGGTAATTGCTCTTCTTTCTGCTTAGGCTATTTTGTTGTGTAAATACTTGCATTTACACAACAAAATGACTACCTTTGCAAAAAGAAGTATCGCATGACAAGTAAGAGCATTAAAAACAAGATTGCAAGTTTTGAGATGGGGAAAGTTTTCCGACTGGAAGACTTAGGACTTTCTCCTGCAGAGCAAAATGCGGCTGTAGTTGCTTTAGGAAGACTGGTTCAAAAAGGAGAGATCGAACGACTCAGCCCGGGGAACTATTACAAACCTAAGCAAACTCGATTTGGTGTTGTCGGTCCATCTATGGAAGAACGATTCCGTGACTTATTATATGACAACGATACCCCCATAGGCTATCTGACAGGGTTCTATGCATTCAACTTGCTCGGATTGACAACCCAGCAGTCTGCAACTCTTGAAGTAGGAACCAACTTTCCTAAACGAAACGGAAAGCGAGGGATATATGCTATCCGTTTTGTATTACAGAAAAATCCTATTAGTCGGGATAATATCGAAATGTTACGCCTACTGGACTGCTTGAAATGGATTAAGAAGATACCGGATACGACTACCGACAAGTCGTATATTCTCCTAAAAAAGAAAGTCAATGAATATGCGAAGGTGGAGCAAAAGCAGCTGGTTGAACTTGCATTGAAATACTCTCCACTCACGCGAGCTTTGTTGGGATCTATGCTAACTGACGAATTACTTGCGACTACATTATATCAAACATTAAGTCCGCTTACACGATTTAGAATCGGACTATCACCAAATTTAGTTTCTAATCAATGGAACATACAATAAAAGAGTACCTACATTTAGATCCTGAATCATTCATGGATCTTGTACAGACCTCTTCCGAGGATTTGAAAATTCCTGTACAGTTAATAGAGAAAGACTATTATATCTCAGAAATACTTCGTGCATTATCCAAGAGCTCTTATAGTCAGCAAATCGTATTTAAGGGCGGAACGTCCTTATCCAAGGCATATCTATTGATAGATCGGTTTTCTGAGGATGTGGACTTTGCTGTCATCAGTGAGAATATGAGTGGCAATCAAGTTAAGATGCTTTTATCCAACTTGATGAAAGAGGTAACAGCCGGCTTGACGGAGGATAAGTCCTTTTCAGATATATCCAAAGGCTCAAAATATAGGAAGCAAGCCTTCTCCTATGATGCTCAGGTGGGTTTAGATGTGTCTGTAAATCCAATTCCTTCGAGAATTATTGTGGAAATCAGCGCATTTGCCAACCCTTTCCCTTATGAAAAAAGAATGATAGAGCCATTTGTAACCACATACCTGAAAAAGCGAAATATGGAGGATGTGGTGACTCAATACCACCTTGAACCTTTTGAGTTGAATGTGTTGTCTCTCAGACAAACCTTGTGCGAGAAAACTGTTTCTCTCATTCGATTCTCTATAAGCGAGGATCCGTTGGCATCCTTATCGTCTAAAATCCGCCATTTCTATGATTTGAACGCATTGTTAGCTATCAAAGAATTGGAGGAGTATGTTTGTAGTGAAGAGTTTGTGAATGATGTGGAAACCTTGGTCAAACATGATCAAGAAGCCTTTGACGAGCCTGCCGGATGGAAAGACCTAAAAGATTTGAACCAATCTCCATTAGTGAAGGATTTTGATAAGTTATGGGATTCTCTGGCTCCCAAATATGAAGAGAATTTATCGGCAATAGCTTATAGAGAAATTCCGTCTTCAGAAACCATAAAGGCTTCATTTTTGAAAATATTGAAATCTCTACGAGGGATTGACCTGACAAAAGAGTAGTAAGGGTTATTTTACTATTGAAAGCTCATAAGTTAGACTCTCTGAACAGAAATATGGATTGGGGATTTTGGCAATAAAAGTGATTTGCTGCCAAAATCCCCAACCATCTATCCTATCTCCATTTGGGTTTCGATATAACCACCCGATTCATTACTCCTCGGTTGTCTTGTGAGGTTTGAGTGACTTGCTCTGATGGAGGAGTATTTTCAGTTTGTTTATGTGAAATCGGGTCGGCAGAGGATCTTGTTTCTTGTGTTGGCTCTTTTCCCGAAACACCATATTCTTGCTCCTGCTTTTCCTCTTCCGTTTCTTTCTCTTCCTCCGGTGGTGCGAGCGTGAGTGCAATCTTTCTATCCAGTTCGGCTGCCTGCCCTTTGAGAGAGCGAAGCTCGTCCTCTTTCTTCCACGACCCACTCGCAATGGTCGTATAGACCTCCTTGTTTGCAGAAACCTTTTCCATTTCCTTCTCGTGTGATTCAATCACTTTCTTGATGCGCTCCAAGGCATTGATGAAATTCTCACACGCAAGTTTCGGGTCTGTCGCCAACTTACCATTATTATAGGTGTAGTAGATACTTTCCTGTCCCTTGACAAAGAAACGGTTTACCGAGCAATCAAACAAGTCTTTTGAGGTGCTTTCTGTCTTGACCATGACGGAAAAGCCGTAAATCTCTCCGATTTTGTTGTACTCGCCCTTGGTGCGTGCCTTCTCGTCAATCTCGTGCAATCGGACAGCAATAACCTTGATGTCTGTACTTCCTTCTACACCCTTAATTGTGAGTTTATTGATTGGAAGTCCCTCTGCATCACGCTCCACACGCTTTTCAAAGCACTCCAAATCCGCCTTAGCCTCCTTAATCTTATCTGAATGGAAAGACACGGAACTATCAATCGCCGCCAACTTGCCTGTTGCGGTGTCCCGCTCACGGAGGAAGTTCTTTCTCTCAGACTCTAAGGTGGCTATCTTTTTATCCAGTTTGGCTTTATCCAGTAAGTCAGTGTTACCCGAAAGCACTGCCACATATTCAGAGAAGTTCATACCGCTGTCCTCATCCATTGAACCCTCGTCGATGGTACGGCTACCAAGGGTGTTTGTTTTGAGCTGATTGATAAATAATTGCTTGTTGTGCAGGAGATTGAACTTGTAACTATCCAAGGAACGCTCTACGGCATAAATGATGACATCTACCTTGTTATCGGCAAACTCCTTGGCGACAAGATTTCCTTTTCGGATGGCACGCCCATTGCGTTGCTCAAGGTCTGACGGTCGATCGGGTAGGTCAAGGGCATTACTGCCCTCTTCCCCCCTAAGAACCGTACATGAGAGTTTCCCCTCATACGGCTCAAGCTTTTCTAAATCCCTATTCTTATATAGAGACCGGCTCATATTACTTCTTGTTGTTGTCATTGGATTTGCGGGATAATTTGAAACATTCGTCATGAACCAATAGATTGCATTTTCGTCCGTTTTGGACGGTAGGCATCACATTCCATGCCTTGTGCGTGTTTATCGGCTCACCACATATTGGACATTTTCTACCCTGCTTTTCCCATAGGTGAAGCAAAGACTTACGCCCTTTCAGTGAAACAAGCATTTTCGACTTCATTCTTTGGTTGAAGTATAAACGACAGTCCACGTCAAACGGATTCATATCTCCTTTTATCTGCGTATATTGCAGAAAGGGGAACGAGGAAGTCAAAGTCAACAGTGTTAGTTGGTCTTCCTTTCCATTTGATTTCTTGAACTTGGCTGCAAAAGTCCAACTGTTACCTCGGATATTATGCCAATAGCGGTCTTTAATCCATCGCTTTCCTTTCTTGGAGTGGCGACGTTTAGCCCATTGCCATAGGGAGAGGAATATCTGATGGTCAATTCTGTAAAAGGAATCACGCGTTGCGCCATGCTGATAGTATGCTCCCCATCCTCGGATTTTAGCATTCAACATTCTGATTAAGGACTCCTGCCTGCAACCCTTGTTGACTTTTATCACCTTACGAATATTCTCCATAAAGCGTTTTTCGGCTTTCTTGGTCGGCTTGGTCAATATTTCATTGCCGTATTTGCGGATGTTGAAACCGAGAAAATCGAACCCGTCACGGACATTGGTTATCACAGTCTTTTCTTCTGATAAGGTTAAACCTCTTTCAGCCATGAATTCGGCAACCAATGGTTTGATTTCGTTCTCAAGCGTTTCCCTGTTCTCGCAGGTGATGATAAAATCATCGGCATAGCGTACCAAATTCACCATGGGGGAATAATGTTTCCCTTTTATGGTTCTTCTTTTATACCTCTCTGCGAGAACTTTCTGCAATCCATCCAATGCCATATTGGCAAGCGTCGGGGAGATTATACCTCCTTGTGGTGTACCCTCCTCCGTCGGGAACATCTGTTTGTTGAAGATATAGCCGCATTTCAACCATTTGCGGAGCATCGCCTTGTCCATAGGGATGTTGGCGAGTAGCCATTCGTGGCTGATATGGTCGAAGCATCCTTTGATGTCACCCTCCAAAATCCATTCGGGAGAATAGCCTTTTCGGAGAATATTATGGCATTGCATTACAGCGTCCATACAGCGGCGTTCCTTGCGGAACCCGTATGAACGAGTATCGGCTGTAGTTTCGGACACTGGTTCCAATGCCATGAGGTAGAGTGCTTGCATGGCTCTGTCTTTCATTGTCGGTATTCCCAATGGGCGCAGTTTGCCATTGCTCTTTTTGATGTGAACTCTTCTCAGGGGCTTCGGCTGATAGCCTCTGCGTCTGAGGTCGTTTATTGCTTGCATTTTTGTTTCGGGTTTATCCCATGTCTCCATGTCAACCCCAGGGGTGTTGCCACCTCCGTTAGAAGTTACTCTCTTTACGGCTAAGGCTTTTGCGTAAAAAGAGTGGGTCAGCGTCCACTGTAAGGCTTTCACCTTATTGTTTCTGCCGTCCTTTTGAGCCTTTACAATACGTGCTTGTAGCTTTCTGACAGCCAGCTCTGCCTTGGTCCAGTCTATGCTGTCCCAAAGTGTCAGCTGATTGTCAGCAGGTGCACACGATGTTTTGTTTTCGTTCATTTGCATTCCTTCTTTTGAAAGTTCTAAAAGTTAATTGTAAAGAATTACCATTAGACAACAGTCGGGTATCTTGCCTCCCGAATATTGTCACAGAAGTCTGCCCACTTTCGTGTCGGGTGATGTCGCCCAAATCAACTCGTGATGTCGGCTCAATCCGTATCCGTTCCATTACAGAACGGCATTCGCTTTTTCTGTTATCTTATACCTGCACACCGTTCAGCTTCCATTGCTGTCAGCTTACCTGCCACTTTGACACGACAGGAGATATACAGGCTTACCATGTTCCACATAGATAACTAACGGATAGGTTAGGTTCTGTCTCATCCTCCGGCGGTGCTTATATCCGTGTAATCCTACCATGGAGAGGATTAACTGACCGCTTCCCTTTTGGGAAGAGTGTACCAGTATCTTACACTCATTTACGACATTAAGAAGTTTACTAACAGTTCGCTTACGCTAACCATACTATCCAGCCTCGCCACTCTACGGTATGATACTAACCGCACTTGACTTTCCCTCACGGTTCTGTCTTGTCCTTTCGGAAAGTGTACTTTGTCCCAACCGCTTAATACAACATTAAGGTGCATTGGTCGGTAGGCTACCGCTGACGGAACAGCGGGTTAAAGCTGATACTCGTAAGTATCATTCTAACAATTATCTATGCGACTTCATGTCGCACCCACGGCGTGTCCAAATGATGGATGGCGATGGCGCGTTTCTGGGCGTTCACGCCCGTGCCGAGCATACTCGTAGAACCGAAAAGCACTCGAATTGAACCTTCATTCATTCCCGAGATGAGCGTCTTTCGAGCCTTGTCGGTCTTAGCTTCCTGAATAAAGCGTATCTCCTGAGCGGGAATGCCGTGATCTTCCACCAACTTTCGTTTGATTTCGCTGTAAGGATTCCATTCGCCCGGCTTGTAAGTACCTAAATCAGAGAAAACAAACTGTGTTCCCTTCTGTGCATCGAATTTCTGGTAATAGTCATTGAGCATCTTGGCACAGTGGCTTGCCTTGTTGTCTATATGATCCGAGTACCCCTCCAAATCAATCATGCGTAAATCTAAGCTCATCTTGCGGGCATAATCAGTCATTAAGAATGAAGGGAAACAGAGGGAAATGCAAGGAATGTAACTATTTGGAATATCATCATTTAGCATTTTCTTACTATTTTGAGACTAAGCAAGAACGAGCATCAAACGGCAGGAGTTCCGTTACCAAATCGTAACCCATCAGGGAAAAAGCAAAAAGGGGTTACGAATTGAATGTAAACGACTGTTTCATAGGTTTTTATTCATCATCTTTCATTTTTCTGCATCGCTCAGGAATACTTGTTCATCTGTACCTTTGCAAGCAAAGGAAATTTTGAAAAAACGACAGAAAAAAATGAAGGAAAACAAACTCAAAGTATCGTTCTTCGTTCAGGCGAAACGAACCGACAAGAAAGGACTTGTGCCTGTCATCGGGCGCATCTCAGTGGGCAGAACCCATTCGGGCTTCTCCACCAAATGCAAAACTCCGCTTGCTCTTTGAGACAGTCGTAAGCAAAGGCTTATCGGCAAGAGCAGCATGGCTGTGTCCGTCAATCAGAAACTTGGTGAATGCACCGCACTTATTCACACACGCTTTCACGAACTCAGTGAAAGGAAAGAAACTTTCACAGCCACAGACGTGAGGGATGCCTATCAGGGGCAAATCCACCGCCAAGCTTTGCTTTTGGAGAGTTTCAGCGATTATCTCACACAGACAAAGGAACGTATTGGCATTGATCGAGCCTTAAAGACATTCAAGCTCCGTACTTACCAGCTTTCCCTGCTCCGTGAGTATGTGCAGAAGAAGCACAAGGTAAGTGACATTCCACTCTCACAGCTGGACAAAGCATTTATCGAGGGCTTCGAGTATTATCTCACCATTGACCGAAAGCTGAAACGCAGCAGCATATCGAGTACCTTGTCTACTTTGCAGACCATCGTCCGCATGGCGGTGAAGAAAGGCGTGCTGGACTTCTATCCGCTCTTGAGCTACAGTTACGAGCGACCAAAAGGCGAACCGAGAAGCATTACGCAGGAAGAACTTGAGCGCATCATCGATTTGGAGATTGAATGGGAGAACTATCGTATTGTCCGTGATTTGTTCGTCTTCTCCTGCTTTTCAGGGCTGGCAATCTCCGACGTCCGTAATCTTAGGGAAGAAAACATCGTCTTGGAAGAAGGCGAACTCTGCATCAAGGGCAGGCGAATGAAAACCAAGACTCCGTATCGTGTGCAGGTACTTCCCCCTGCTTGGGCGATAATGGAGCGGTACAGGGGAAAGCGTGCAGGTTTTGTTTTTGACGTGCCGACTACCGACATTATCCTCAATGGCATGCATCACATACAGAGAAACATCGGGATGGAAACTCCGCTGACCTTTCACATGGCTCGCCACACCTTTGCATCGCTCATCACACTCTCGGCGGGTGTACCTATAGAAACGGTGAGCCGTATGCTCGGACACACAAATTTGAGAACAACACAAATTTATGCAGCTGTTTCCTCCGAAAGAATCCATCGGGACATGCAGGAAGTGCAGCAACGCATACAAGATACATTCACCTTAAAACTTTGACATTATGGCACGAAGCACATTCAAGACACTCTTTTATATCAACCGCTCCAAAGAAAAAAAGAACGGCAAATGCCCGATTATGGGGCGCATCACCATAGATGGTGAGCAGGTGCAGTACAGCGCTGGAAAGGAAATCGCTCCCGAACTTTGGGACAGCCATAAGGGACGATGCAAGGGAACAGACGAAGAAACAAAGGAAATCAACTGCTATCTGCAAGCCAAAGAGGAACAAGCCAAAGCGAAGTATCAGGAATTGATATGGCAGCGTGGTTATATCACAGCCGAACTGTTGAAGCGTGAACTCATGGAAGAAGACAAGCCCAAAGGTTTTCTTTTGGAGGAAGCACGACTTTTCATAGAGGAAAAGCGCCCATGCGTAGGACTGACGATTGCCAAGCCGACTTTTGCTAATTACATCTATGCAGCGCAGCTTATTAAGTCCTATCTGCGTGAACGCTTGGGGCTGGAGGATATTCGCTACTCATCGCTTGACTATGGTTTTGTCGAAGGATTGGACTTCTACCTTAAATCAGAGCGCAAACTCTCCCTTGCCACCATTCAGATTGTGGTCATCTTTCTGCGGAAGCTCATCGGCATCGGGCAGCAGAAGAAATACATCCGCATCGACCCCTTTGTAGATTACAAGGCGGAACTACCACACCGAACACGCAGGTATCTCACAACCGAGGAACTGCAACGAGTACTACAAACGCCCATTATTGACAAGCAGTTTGAACGTGCAAGGCAGCTATTTCTTTTCTGTGCCTTTACTGGTCTGGCTCGTGTGGATATGCAACGACTTAAGCCGAAGCATATTATCCATAATGCTGACGGTACGGAGGAAATCCGCATCAAAAGGCAGAAAACAGACGTGGAAGCCATCATTCCACTTCTGCCCATTGCCAAGCAAATCCTTTCGCTCTATATCAAGGACAAGAAAGTGGACGACTTGATATTCCCCAATCTTACAATAAGGAAAGCATCCTTTGCGTGTGTGAACATCGGGCAGATATGCCGGATAGAAAAAGGCTTGACCTTTCACATGGCTCGCCACACATTCTCGACCACAATATGTCTTTCCAATGGTATTTCGATGGAAACGCTCAGCAAGATGCTCGGACACAGCAATATCGGTACGACACAAATCTACGGAAAGATAACCGATCATAAGATACAGGAGGACATGACTGCACTCACAGACAGGGAGCATTCTGCCTTTGAAGGTTATTGCAAGTCGATTGCACGGCAGAGTATATTGCAACAGCAGGAATGAGGAATGAAATAAAAACATCAGACATTCTATTCAGCAGTAACTATCACATTTAAGGCCAAAAATCATGAATAAAAAACAGAACAACAAACAGGAACTTTCTTACTTTCGATTGAAATTAAGAAGTTATATGAGTGAGCATCACCCCGAAAGATTGAAAGACACGGAGTTTATCACTGCACGGGCAGATATGGCTCTCACAGCTTACTGCGATGCCGTGGCGCAAGGCTTCACGCACCCCGAAGCGGAGAGTATGGCAAGTGAGGTTTTGTATCAAGGCTTGCACTTTTCCAAGTATGATACGCTTGTATCCGTGTTGGAAAACGAGTTTGAAAGGGAACTGCCTGCACCGCTCCCAGAGAAACTCGTACCTATACTGTTGTCGAACAAGGCTATTCAAGCCACATTCGACAAATTCGGTTTGACGGACACATTTGCTTCTGACGAGCAATACGGCCGTCTTTACACCGAACTCACAGGCACGATAGTGCTGCTCATCGAGAGCAACAATCTGCCAACGGTCAGACTGACGGAGGAAGCAAGCCCGAAGGCGTTGTAAGCAAAGGCGCACGCAAAGTCCCTGATGCCGTTTCTTATCGTGCAAAGGTACAATGGCAGCCTGTCTGCCCTGACAAGGTCGAGTCCTGCGGATGGAGAGAAGAATCTCCACCGCAGGACTTTTCTTTTTCAAGGTGGTATTGCCATTTTCAATATCCGTGCGGTCGTATTCGTCTCTCCCAACCTTGCAGGGCTGGGCTGCCGTAGAGAGTATAGGCACGACAAGAATACGGCATACTCAGGCTCTTTGGACGCAAGGCGTAACAACCAACAACAGATAGGACTGACGATAATACGGACAATCTGTTGTTTGTACAATTTGTTGTCATGACTATCTATTGTCAAAACTATATATCGTCAAAATAATCTATCGATAAAACTATCTATCGACACTTCGATATCTCGATTTGTCGAACTATCGAATTATCGATAAAACAACAAAATAATAAAAGGAAAGAGCCGGCACCTCATCTCATTACCGCAATAACACAGATGGATCTCCTTTGGTCTTTTCTCTTGTTTTCTCTCTATTTCCCTGCTTTTCCTCATTTCTTGCAGCGGTGCTTCCGAGGGTTTACTTTTGCACTCGATAAGTACGGCAATGGACTGCATAACAGTTTGTTTGCCGAGTAACAATAAAGTAATCAAAACAAAATTAAGGCAATGAAACTCATTATCATCGACCGCAAAGCGTGGGAGCGACACCACTCTG